GCTGGAGGTGTAACAACATTCAGTGCAGGCACTACTGGGTTTACTCCTAGCACTGCAACCGCTGGCGCCATCACCTTGGCGGGAACTTTAGCACTTACCAACGGCGGCTCAGGTCAAACCACAGCTCAATTGGCAATGAATGCTTTTGCGGGTGCGGTCACAAGTGGATCGTACTTACGAGGTAACGGGACGAATGTGGTGATGAACACCATACAAGTTGCCGATGTTCCTACGCTTAACCAAAACACAACGGGCACTGCGGCTAACGTCACGGGTACTGTAGCCATTCTAAATGGCGGAACTGGACAGACAACAGCAGGCGCGGCATTTAATGCCTTGTCGCCTATTACCACAACTGGTGACCTCATAATTGGAACTGGTGTTAACACGGCAAGTCGATTGGCAATTGGCGCCAATGGTTACCTGCTGACATCCAATGGAACAACGGCATCTTGGGTTGCCGCGCCAGCAAGTGGTGTAACAACTTTTAGCGCAGGAACTACGGGTTTGACGCCCTCAAGCGCAACTGGTGGTGCGGTTACTTTGGCTGGAACTTTGGCAGTCGCCAATGGCGGAACAGGTCTTACGGCTGGAACTAGCGGCGGGATACTTGCTTATACGGCAACAGGGACTTTAGCGTCTTCTGCATTGTTGGCGGCAAATGCTTTAATGGTCGGTGGCGGTGCTGGAGTTGCTCCAAGCACAGTGACTACTGGGACAGGCGTTGTAACGGCTCTGGGAGTCAATGTAGGCTCTGCTGGCGCTTTTGTGACGTTTAACGGCGCTTTGGGTACACCAAGCAGTGGTACGGTTACAAACCTAACGGGTACTGCATCAATTAACATTAACGGAACTGTTGGCGCTACAACCACAAACACTGGTGCGTTTACTACTGTAGCCGCAACAACTGTAACGGCAACAACTGGTATCTTCGGAGGAACATTCTAATGGCGGCTACAAACTTCACCCCTATTTCGCTGTACTACAGCACGACTGCGGCGGCTACGCCGTCTGCTGGTAATCTTGTTGCTGGCGAGTTGGCACTTAACACAACAGATGAAAAACTGTACTTTAAGAATGCCGCAGGCACTGTAAAGTTACTTGCTTCTAATGTTACTCCAGTAGCTAACGGAGGTACTGGCTTAACATCAGGAACCTCTGGCGGTATTCTTGCATACACGGCAACGGGTACTTTAGCCTCTTCTGGTGTGCTGGCTCAGTACGGTGTTGTAATTGGTGGTGGCGCAGGAGCCGCTCCAACATCAACTGCCGTAGGTACAGCGACTCATGTCTTAACAAGTAATGGGGCTGGCGTGGCTCCTACTTTTCAAGCACCCGCCGCTAGTGGTTTGACCCGCGCACAAGTCACTGCAATTTCTTTTGTTTTTGGTTTTTAAGGAACAATCATGGCCGCACCAAATATCCTCGCTTGCACAACAGCAACGCCCCACACAGTTTCAATCACACCTGCGGATACCTCGCGTAACGCTCTGGTGACAGCGCCAGCTTCTGGCTCTGCGCAAAAAATCAATCAGATTTTGGTGTCTAACATTGACGGCACTTCTGCTTATGATGCAACTGTTGAGTTGCGTTTGGCTGATGGTACAACTTACCGCTCTCTTGGCTCCACGATCTCTGTGCCAGCCGATGCCACGCTGATTCTGCTTGACAAGACTACGATGTTATATTTGCTCGATACCAGCGTGACTGGCGAAGCAAGCACATTGTGGGCAACCAGCAGTACAGCAAGTAAGTTGACATACACAGTAAGCTACGAAACACTTACACCGTAAAAGGACGCCCCATGTCCATGCGATACCCAGCGGGGTTTATCTCCGCATTTTATAACCCGCTAAAGAACCCTGATGCGCCTACCATTGGTACGGCAAGCGCTACTTCAACTACATCTATATCTGTGGCGTTTACAGCACCAAGTAATGTAGGCGGAAGTGCGATCACAAGTTATATCGCTACAGCAAAAAGGACATCTGATGGGGTTGTGTTTACTGCATCTGGTGCGTCTTCACCTATTTCTATTACAGGTTTGACAGCGGTTGCGTTTACAGCCACAGTAGTTGCGGTAAATTCGTATGGGCCAAGCGCATCAAGCGCGGCTAGTAATTCTGTAACGCCTGCAATGCAACCGGGAGATGCTTATGGCGGTGGATTCTTTGCAGGGCAAATCAATGTAAGTAGTGTTATTTACAATTTAGTTGTTGGCCCTAAAGCTACTGCATATAGTAGCGGTAAACAGTTTAGAACATCTACTCCTAGCAGTGACCCAACTTCTGTAATTGACGGGCCAGCCAATAGCGCAACCATGAATAGTGCTACATACCCTGCGGCTAAATTTTGTGAAGACTTATCAGTCGGTGGTTATACAGATTGGTATATGCCCGCCAAGAATGAGTTAGAAGTATGTTATTTTTATTTAAAACCAGAAACCACAGCTAATAATACAAGTTGGGGTTCAAATGCCAATGCCGTATCTCCAGAGCCTGTAAGCACAAACTACACATCTGGTGCGCCAGCGCAAACATCTGCAACTGTATTTCAAACAGGTAACGCAGAGTCTTATGAGACTAGCACTTATTGGACAAGCACTGAATCTTCTAGCACTGCGGCATGGAGTCAGGGCTTTAGTAATGGTACTCAAAACTCTGGATACTTTACTAAGACCAGTTCAATTGCAGTCCGTGCAGTTCGCAGAGTTGCGGCTTAAGGAAATATATGCCAAGTTACTCAGGTGTTTTTACTTTACAGGCTCAGATGCAAGCTATAGCGGCTGGCACTTGGCCCGGATATGTTCCTCCAATTGGCTCTGCATTTGGTGGTGGGTTCTTTGCGGGACAGATTGGTGTTAGCGGTGTAGCTACGCACAATCTTATTGTTGGCCCAGTAGCGTCTGCTCAAAATTCTAGTATTCAATATAAAAATGCAAACACAGCGGCTACAGGTGCAGATAGTGTCATTGACGGCCCACAAAATACAGCAGATTTAGTAGCTGGTGGTAGTTCTACTGTTTACCCTGCGGCTCACTTTTGTAATGACTTGGTGATTGGTGGATTCTCTGATTGGTACATGCCAGCCAAAAATGAGTTAGAAGTGTGTTACTACAATTTAAAACCCACGACAACGAGCAACAATACTGGTGCGGGAACAAACATCAACGCTGTTCCAGCTAGAGCAAGCAATTACACGGCTGGTAACCCTGCTCAAACCTCTGCTACTGATTTTAAAGATACAGGTACAGAAGATTTTTCAGCGGTTATTTATTGGTCTAGTACCGATCATCCTGCCGCGTCGTTCGCATTTGGTCAGATTTTTAATACAGGTTATCAGGCCAACTACAATAAGAACGGCTCATACCATGTTCGTGCCATTCGCAGAGTTGCAGTTTAAGGAACAACCATGAGTCAAAAATATCCGGGCGGGTTTATTACTAAAAGCCCTGTAGCACCAGCAGGGCCGTATGAGACAAGCGTTGCAACAGGTGTGTGGACGCTTGACCAAGCCATGCAGTTTAAGAAGCAAGGCTTGTGGCCTACTGCGGGAAATGTTGCAATTGGTTCTGCTTATGGCGGTGGTTATTTTGCAGGTCAAATTTCTACGGCTGGAAATGGTATAGCTGACTACAATTTAGTTATTGGGCCTAAAGCTACTGCTCAAGCATCATCTCAAGCATTTAAACTTACGAGAACAAATGATGCAGGGGCGGTTTCAGTTATTGATGGCCCCGGCAATAGTGCGTCAATGAATGATATTACGCATACAGCCGCCTATTTTTGTGAAGGCTTAACTATTGGTGGGTTTAGTGATTGGTATCTACCAGCACAAAACGAACTTGAAGTGTGTTATTACAATTTAAAGCCTACAACAAATAATAATAATACATCTTCAGGGATAAACGCTAACGCTGTACCAGCAAGGGCAAGTAATTACACCACGGGTAATCCTGCTCAAACATCTGCCGCTGATTTTAAAGGTTCTGGTACGCAAAAGTTTGACCTTAATGATTATTGGACTAGCACTCAAAGCGCAAGCACTACTGCATTTGTTCAGGCTTTTTATTATGGAACTCAAGGTAGTCAATTTAAAGATAGTACATACGCTTTGCGTACTAGAGCAGTTCGCAGAGTAGCAATTTAAATTTTTATAAGGAGCATCCCAATGTACATTTGCATCACCGAAGTAGACGCAGTAACTAAAATAGTCTGCACAGCCGAGCCACAACGCACAGGCCCATCAATGCCAGCCGTTAAGGGTTATACCCACATATGGCACGACCAATCAACTTGGCCTGTAGCAACAGCCCCCGATGGTACATACCTACGTGCGCCCAGATACTACGGCACTTGTGATGACGATGCAGACACTACCATTGCTGGTGTTTTGCAGGTTCTAACTGAAGCCGAATTTAACGCCGCCAAAGTTGCCGAGCACGAAGCTCGTAGACCTTATCCGTCTTGGATTGGCTACTTGGATACAATGACATGGAGTGCGCCTGTAGCGCGACCTGTAGATGCCATTATGAATGGTGGCAATGTGCGTTATCAATGGGATGAAGCCACAGTTAACTGGATTGCACAGGCATGAAAGAGTTTTTCTTCATATCAGGTTTGCCTAGGTCGGGTTCTACCCTGCTGTCGGCTATTCTGCGACAGAACCCTGAGTTCTATGCAGACATCTCTTCCCCCGTACAAGGCTTGGTTACATCAACCATCAACGTCATTACGGGCAGTGAGAGTAACCACCTGATTGATGAAGACAGACGCAGGCACATTCTTAAATCCATCGTCAATGCCTACTACGGGTCTGTCAGTCCTAACACTGTATTTGATACAAGCAGGGGCTGGACATCCAAGACATCGCTTTTAAAAGACCTGTACCCACAGACCAAGATCATCTGCTGTGTGCGGGACTTGCCTTGGATACTGGACAGCTTTGAGCGCATCTCGGCTAAAAATTCCTTGTACGGCGCGGCACTAACAGACGATGAAGCTAGGCAGACAGTCACCACAAGGTGCGATGCTTTGATGGATGTTAAAAAAGAAGGCCAAGTGGTCAAGCCCTACTACTTCCTAGAAGAAGGTTTACTGCTAAACCCTGAAATGATTATGCTGGTGGAATACGAATCTTTGTGTAAACAACCTGAGAGCGTGATGCGGGAACTGTACGGCTTTATCGACAAACCGTATTACGACCATGACTTCAAGAATGTTGAGTATGAGAACGAAGTGTTTGACAAAGCATTGAACATGAAGAGCCTGCACACGGTACGCAAAGAAGTTACGTGGCAAGAACGCCCATCCATTCTGCCAAAGTCAGTGTGGGAAAAGTATAGTGGTAAAGAGTTCTGGCGCACACCAGCACCAGAGTTTTCAATGAAACAACTCTATAAGGTCAAGGGATGAAAAGAATTCTAATCATGGGCTTGCCCGGTGCTGGTAAAACTTACCTTGCACAACACGTTCTTGAGCACTTACAAAACAACCGCAAGACAGTCATGTGGCTTAACGCTGATGATGTGCGTAAGAAATACAACGACTGGGATTTTTCCCATGAAGGGCGCATTCGACAGAGCTTGCGTATGCGTGAATTGGCTGACAGCTACGATGTGGATTACGTGATCTGCGACTTTGTTGCCCCTTTAGTTGAGATGCGTAACAACTTTAAAGCCGATTGGACTGTCTGGGTTGACACCATCAATCAGGGTCGGTTTGAAGATACCAACAAAGTGTTTGTTGCCCCAGAGCAGTATGACTTTAGGATTACTGAGCAAAAGGCTGAGAAGTGGGGTGAGTTCATTGCCGCACACATCTTGGACAACCGCCAGCGCCCTGTCTTTGATTGGCAGAAAGAAACCGTGCAGATGCTGGGCAGATGGCAACCTTGGCACGAAGGCCACAGAAAACTGTTTGAAAGAGCACTGGCTAAGACGGGTCAGGTAGTTATTCAGATTAGAGATTGTCAGGGGTGGAACGGCTCAAACCCCTTTGCGGCAAATCAGGTAAAAGACTTTATCAAGCGTGATCTTGACCCCCTGTATCAAGGTCAGTATGAGATTCAGCTTGTACCAAATGTGGTAAATATTACATACGGTCGTGATGTAGGCTACAAGATTGAGCAAGAGTCTTTTGATGACGCAACTCACTCTATTTCCGCAACCAAAATCAGAAAGCAGATGGGCGTATGAACTTGCAACTACCAGTTGAATTGGCAAATCAAGTCCTTGGTTACCTTGGAACTCGTCCTTATCAAGAAGTGTTTCATTTGATTCAAGCCATTCAAGAGGCGGCAAAGCCTCAAGAAGAGCCAAAAGATGAATCAAATGGCTGATGTAGAAGAACTTGCCACGGAGACAGACAAGCGATTGGCTGTGCATGAGGCTGTCTGTCAACAGCGCCATGACGCAATACAACAGAGGTTTGATGATGGCTCTAAAAGAATGCAACGCATTGAATATATTTTGTATGCGTTGATTGTGGCTGTGTTGTTCGGCCCCGGCGTGGCTGGCGAGTTTGTAAAGAAGTTATTGGGTATTTAACCAGAGACTAACATGACATATGCGCTGGCTCATACTGTTACTGCTGTTAGG